TTATTTTTAAAGGCAGTGGATCTTCTTCATAAACACAATCATCACTTCTTCCTAAATAATAATCGTATTTTAGTTTTTTAAGTTTCTGGAATTCTGCTTCCATTGCTCTTAAAACTCTTTTTTCTTCTAGATATAAACCATAATATTTTCCATGAAGAGTAGGAGTTTTTATACTTTCATTATCAAGTTGTGATTTATCAATCACACAATCATCTCTAATCATCTGTACCAAGTCACTTGTTTTCAAATCAAAATTCTCTCCCATTTGAAGTATTGGTATCTAAGTTCACAAGTGAATGTGATATTTGAGCATCCATTGTGGAGGAATCAAATGTAACATCACTTAAACTTGTTGGCAAAGACCCCACAAACGTATAAATCAATAAAGATTTTTTATTGGCACTTAGAATACTCAATTTCGTATCTTTCACAAGATTACGATAAACGTCTTGGTCAATGAATGATGTCATCCAGTTCATAAGATAACAGTAATTTTCAAATTCTTCGTCCATTAAGATTGTTAAACTGAGTGGAGACCATTCGACAGTATTGTTATACATCACCGTCTGATTGTTCTTGAAGAAAGTATCTATACCCGCCATAGAGATCGATGGCAATGATAGCTGTTGGATAAAGTAATTGATATGCGACGCACCTGGTATCTCAAATTTAAAATTTGTCACATACGCCATATTGTAATTCGTAATAATTTCTGACATTATTTTTATTTCCTTTAAATTTCAATTAAAAACAGAAACTCAGAACTATCCATTATCTAACTTTACCTGTCCTGTTTCTTTCCTTCTTGTCTTGTTCCTTCTTGTTCCTTCTTGTCTTGTTCTGTTTTGTTCAACTGCATTATACAACCGCAAATTTCCGTTGTCAAGCCTTAGGTTTGGCGAAGCAACGATATCCTCAATTTCACTATTTGCCATTTGGAGTAAATGAATAAGCAACCCTTTAATTTGGTCATTAAAATCATCACTGACCTGAACATCGTCAATCTCTAAATCAAACCTGATAGGCACTATATTGGCCTCATCCGGTATTCCGAATTCTATGTTGGAATAACGAAATCTAACAGATGGGTAGGTGTCGAGAACAAAATAAAGTAATTCATTACCATTTTCTGTTTTAGCTATACAATCATAACGGATAATATTGTCATTCATAATAATCTCTCCAGTGTGAGTATGATCTATTGTAACACTTCAAAATATTTATTTCATAAAAAGCCCCGCTTTTGGCGGGGCTTTAAACATCCTTGTAATCTTTTTATTATTCCTTTACCTTATTTAGCTTTTTAGAAATTCAAACTGAACACCATAGTTCCGACAGTCCCAGACTCTATCGTAACCATTTAGTTGCATGTTCTCCCATTCGGTTAAGGATGGATCAAATGTTTCTAGGAGTCTTGGGAGTTTGTGTTTCTGGTATTTCATACGGTTTTGGAGAAGTTGACATCCATTCGTATACCAATACGATGGATTAGAGACTTTTGTTTTTCTTAGGTTAAGATTTTCGTATAACTTTCCTACACTGTAACGACGGTCAGCGTAAGATACGATCGAACCATTAGGTCTTCTGAAAAACAACCTAGACGCACCGCCTATTACTTGGGTATTGAGTTTGTTACAAAATCTTAATAATTCCCAGTTTATCTTTTTATTAAACCTGGGGTTTCCAAAAGACATTAGAGAAACCAGTTCGTTCTGGTATTCTAAACCGAGACATACAGTTGAAGGAGTATATCCTTGAAGGTGGTTTTTATCTAAAAATTCCTTTTCGCAAGATTTATTGACCTGGACTACACGACACTGTCTAGCGCCTATTTTAAATGACGAACAATTTAGACGGTTTAAGATCATCGAAGCAACTATATCCCACCTATCTTCAATCTCGGTATCCCAAAACTGAAGAAGTTGGACTCCTTGTTTTTCACATTCTTCTGTTTTACTTAAATGGTAACTCTTATCTTTACCATTTAACTCAGAATGCCAATAGATTCCATTTACTTCTATGGCTAGGTTCTTTGAGGGAATGAAAATGTCTAGTTCTTTGGGAGGGATGACCTTTCGAGTATTGACTTCGTGTTCTATTTTATACTCGTCTAATAGATCAATAATCTTTTGATGTGGTGAAGATATAAGAAACCCTGTTCCAATTAAATCATGACGAAAACGATTTATATAAAGGTATATATTTGAAATAGCCATACGGTGTTTAAGTTCATTCATTATTTCGTAGATTGATTTGAATGAATTCCACCAGTTTTGGTCTTGAATAAATGGTAAAATGTCGGTCAAATGCTTTTGAGAGATATTGATCACACCGTATCGTTCAAGACAAGTTTGTTTTGCAGATTCTCTGGCTTTTTTTGAAAATGAAGGCAACTCTCCATGCAAAGTTAGACACGTTTGTTTCCATTTGTCTTTAACAATATTTGATCGCATTGGGTGTTCAACACCGTAACGTTCAAGACAAGTTTCTTTTCTCTTATCTTGAAATTTAGTAGTTTGAAAAAAATTGTCGGCACCATAACGGTTTTGACAGGTTTCTACAGATTTTTCTCGAAATAAAGATGTTTTTGAGAAACTATCCGTACCATATCGTTCAAGACAAGTTTCTTTTCTTTTTTTATTGAACGCATCTAGGCAATGCTGGCATTGCCCTCTTTTTAAATGACAAGAATTTCTATACCCATGATCAAATGAAATAAATGAGTAACGATAATTGCCGCCTTGACACTTAGGATAATCGAAAAGATCGTTATAGACATGCCACGCTCTTTGCGCGAGGGTTGAGTTTGAAGAAAGAAATGAGGTAATTTCGTTAATTTTATCAATAAGTTCTTTGTTTCTAGATAACCTTCTATTATCGAATTTAATATCTTTAAAAGTTTGTTCGATCAACAAGTCTTTAATACTCATACATTATTTTCCATTTTGTTTATAAAACAGTAGTATAACATATATTTTTATTCTTGTCAAACATTAAAAACCCGCCGAAGCGGGTTACAGCAAACTCATCAATCTTCCAGCATAAACATTTGGGTAACTTGTTGATTGTTTATGCTAAGACATTGACTTACAACAAGTTTAACACCTTGCTCTTTCTGTAATAGACATTACTATTGGCAGACAAAGAAGTGAATGGATTTGAAATCATACCATATCTGGTTTTGAAACCAATTGCTGGTTGGAAAGTATCAACACTCGTTGCTCTAACCATTTGCAGAGGTACATACGGGCAATAAAAAATGCCGCGCATCGTATGCACTTGCACCCTTATATCCAACCACATAACCATCAGTGCCAAGATATGGGTCGATGTATACCTTGAAGCGACCAACACGACCGGCAAGAGTTACACCAGTCTCGTCTACATCAAGGGCGATTTCGCTCTGAAGAGCAGGGGCATAGTTCAATACGCCAGCCATAGCAAGAGCAGAAGCTACGTCTGCGGTTGTGATAACAATGTTACCTTTACCACGACGAGTGTTCTTAGCAATGGCATTGGCATCGCGCTCAATAGCAAAGAGCAGACCCTTTACACGCTCGAGGAACCAGCGTCCATCGGCGTCATTGGCCAAGTCAAACGTGCCAGGAGTGCCAGCGAACTGTGCGCCAACTTCAGAAACGGCGTAAATGGTACGAACAACTTCACGATTGATCTCAGCGATGATTTCAGTGCTGAGGATATTGCTCAATTCATTCTCGGCGTCAAGTCCATGAATGGCGCGAAGATCCTGGGCCAGTTCAAGAGAGTAATCAGCTCTCAATTGACGAGTCTTAGCGGTTACGCTAGTCTTCTCAATTGTCATCGACATGCTGTTCCATGCGTCTACTTCACCAGCGGAAGTGGCTTTACCAACACCAGTAGTAAAAGTAACATCCCAAGGATCGTCACCCACATGAGCAGGAGAAGCCGCACCTGACTTGTTCGTATTGGCTTCGCTGTGGAGTGCTTCACCAGTCGTGCTAGGAGCGGATGGGTTGTCATATCCAACGACATCAGCATACTTAGAACGCATTGCGAACACAAGGCCAGTAGGACCAGTCATTGGCTGAACACCACATACATCATAAGCAATGAGCTTAGGAGCAAGGCGGCGAACCAGATTAATCAGAATTGGGTCCCAATTCTGAATATTGCCAGTTGAAGTCTGAGCTGCCTCTTGCAAGAATTTTTCTTGGTTC